GAACATGATAGTGGTCGGTGCGCACTGGCAGTCCAATGACTACTACAATCGGGCAGATCTCACGTCGCTACCGGTCCTGGATGGCATCCCGATCATAGCAGACAAAAACATCATCAAGGGCAAACTGTCACAAGGATTCAAGGCCGAGTACCGGATATTCGACGGAGGCACAGGAGACTTCGAGTCCTACTCCGGCAGAACCGTCCCGTTGACGCAGACGTTTCTAGGTCTAGAGGTCGCAACAGAAGCAGAGGCCTGGACTCTGAGAAAGATCCTGTACGGGTTGCGGGGGAGGCAGAAGACCTTCTGGGCTCCTTCATACCGCATGGACTTCACAGTCACCGAGACGATAGACGCGACAGACACTACCATCACATTCGAGGAGAATGACTTCCACCGGTTTGCGGAGGATGCCCCAGATCCCTGGGGTGCGATCATGATTCAAACTGTAGACGGAACTCAGTACTTCCGAGTGATCACGGCCACGTCGGCCCCCGTCGCCGGAGAAGAAACAATCACGATCGCTCAGCTCAGTTCGGAAGTGCTGGTGTCTAACATCGCGTTCGCCAGTCTACTGGTCCGGTCGCGACTGGCCACGGACAACATCACGATTGAGCACCTTCGCACCGGGAACATCAAAGTGCGGGTGCCCCTCGCGGGCGTGAAGGAGTCTGCCTAATGGCCTACATCGACAAAGAGGACTCAGTACAAGACGGGCAGCCGATAGAACTCCACCGGTTCTCCAACTCAGAAGAAGTGTTCTTGTACACCAACGGGCCCGATCCCGTGACTTACAATTTCGAAACCTACGACCCCATCGCTATCTCCAGGTCCAGTCCGAAGCTAGAGCAGGTCCAAGAGAGCCGGGACATGAGGGTGCAGGTCGGAATCCGAAACGCATTTGCGCTGAGGTACATCCTCGACACGCCCGCGTCGCTCGACAGGTACCAGATGTTCAGGCAGCACTCGACCGACCTAGCCACCCCCCAGACGATTCAGATATTCGAAGGAGACGTCACGCGGGTGCAGTTCAACAAGAACGAGGCTGAGATTCATATCAAGAACGTCGGGTCCATACTCGAACGACTGATCCCGCGCCAGACCACCCGGAACGCGTGCAACCACATCCTGTACAACACACACTGCGGCGCGGCCCAGGGCAACTTCTCCATGGTCGTAGAAGTCACAAACATCTCGGAGGACGGTCAGGAGATAACGGTGGATGGTGGTACCAACACCATAACCGACACCGGTCTACAGCTGTCTGCGCAGATCACGGATGACTCCGCGTACTTCCTGGGTGGAGTGATCACCCGCGGCGGTATTGAGAATCGAATGGTGCGAATCAGCACGAACCCCGGCGGCAACATATCAGTGCTCACCGTGAGTTTCCACTTCCAGATTCTGGCCGTCGGAGACCCTCTGATACTGTCGGCCGGGTGCGATTTGTCGTTCCCTGTCTGCGGCACGCGATTCGACAACAAGCTCAGGTACGGCGGGTTCCCGTTCATCCCCAACAAGAATCTTTTTGAAACCGGCGTGGAAGGAGATTAACCCCCATGGGCTGGCCCTTGATCGTAGCCTACATTGTCTTGCTGGTTGTAACCACGACTCTGCAGATACTCCTGACTCCGAAGCCGAAGTTCGAGGACGCTCGCCCGAAAGGCCTGGGCGACTTCTCGTTCCCCACGGCGACAGAAGACAGGGCAGTCCCCATCGTCTGGGGGACTGTCGACATCCGCGGACCTAACGTGCTGTGGTACGGCGACCTCATGGTCATCGAGTTAAAGAGAAAGGTCGGCAAGAAGAAGCAGACGGTGGCGTTCCGGTACTTTGTAGGCATGGACCTGCTGCTATGCTACGGACCGGTCGATCGAGTGACCCAACTAGAGATCGGACAGAAGGAATACCCCACGGCGGACATGACGCCGGCCATGCCCTTCACCCCCTCACAGTCTGGTACGTCCTTGGTCCTGTCGAGCCTGGACTTCCTGGGCGGGGAGCAGCGCGGCGGGACAGTCGCTGGCAACTTCACCGTCTACTCCGGCGGGAACGTGCCGACGCAGAATGCGTACCTGCAGTCCCAGCTCGGCAATGACATCCCCGGCTACGTCAACATCGCCCACGTAGTGGCGGAGCAAGTGGAAGTCGGGGAGAACTCCAGCATCCAGCCCTACGCGTTCCAGGTGACTCGATTCCCGGATAATCTTGGGCTTGACGGCAGCAACCACATCGTACAGGGCACGATCGACAACGGCGACGCCAACTTGATGGAGATGCTGTACGAAGTGCTCATCTCCGATAAGTTCGGGCTCGGACTGGACCCTGCGCGCATCGACCTTGCCTCCCTGAAGACTGCAGGCGACACCCTAGCGGACGAAGGAAACGGTGGGTCCACTATCTTAGACCGCCAAGGTGCGGCCAAAGAGACCGTGGAAGAGATCACTCGACAAGCGGACGCGGTGATGTTCGAAGACGCCACCGGCAAGTTTTCCGTGGCCCTCGTGCGCGACGACTACAACCCCGCCACGCTGCCCGTGTTCGACGAGAGCAACATCTCCTCCCTTGGCAATTTCTCTCGCGTCTCGTGGGCCTCGACCATTAATCACGTCAACGTACGGTTCATGAACCGGCTGAATCGGTTCCAGGAATCCGGCGCACCGGCAAACGACCTAGCCAACGTCCGTACCCAGGGCGCGGAAGCTCGGGTCGATTACAACTACCCGTTCGTCAAGCACCCGGACACCGCGGAAATGATTGCGGAGAGGGAGCTTCGAACCGGGTCCTTCCCGCTCGCCAGGATCGAGTTCACGGCGAACAGGGACGCGGCATCTCTCATGCCCGGTGGCGTATTGAAATTCTCCTGGGAAGATTACGGGATCGTCGAAATGATCGTCCGGATCATATCCGTAGACCTGGGCAAGGTGACAAATGGCACCGTGAAAGTCACAGGAGTGCAGGACGTGTTCCGGGTTGCCGAGTCGATCTTCGCGAACCCCAATCTCACACTGTGGGTTCCGCCCGACTCCACCGCGGAGCCCTTCGCCGCTGGGGAGGAGCTGGTGCGAGAGACGCCGCGAACCTTGATGAACCTGTATCCCGAGGACATCCCGGATCCGGAGCTGTCCCGAATCTGGAGTCTCCTCCGGAGGCCGGCCGCTCAGCCCATGACCCTGGACGCCGAAACCTACGTGGACGACGGAGCGGGCGGAGGATACCTCGATGGGTACGGGAAGGCCTCTATGGTCCCGTTCGGCCTCCTAGACGCCGTGTACCCCCTGGAAACGGCAGATATAGAGACGTCTGACCTCCTGGGGATCGACTCTGAGATCGACGTGGACAACCTCCAGGACGAAGACGCGGCTCAGATCGCCCAGGGCTATAACCTCGTGCTGCTGGAGGGGGCCACCCAGGCCGAGGACGAGATCGTGGGCTTCGAGGTGTTCGTAGACGACGGAGACGGATCGTACACCCTCCGCAACGTCCACCGGGGCCTCATGGACACTGCGGCTCGGGCCCATGCGATCGGCACCCGGGTTTGGTTCTTCGCCGAAAGCCCTGTCATGTCCGCTGTGACCTTCGGCAAGACCCAGGCTATCGACGTGAAGCACGCTCCGAACACGTCCTCCGGTCAACTCCCAGTGGGGGACGCCTCCGCGAATGCCTTGACGTTTGCGAAGAGGTCTGTCAGGCCCATACACGCGTCTGACGCCCAAGTTGAAGGCGTCCGGTTCCCTGTGGCGACCGCAAGTCTTAGCGCCAACATCGAATTCACATGGGAGCACAGAGACAACATAGATGACGTCGTACGTGACGCAGACGACGGCACCCATATTGATGAGGACCCCGAGGAAGACCACCTTCTTCGATTGCTACACGGGTACACGGGGGTCCTGTTCAGGGAGATAACAGGGACGTGGCCGGCCACGAATTGGCACGACTACACCTACACCCTGACCAATCTCAGGCTTGACTCCGGCGAAGTGGGGAACATCCCCCTCGTCGCTACGCTGCATTCCGTATACGACAGTGGCCACACGCCGGCAGAGGACATCGACCTTGAGTCCTTGCAACGGGCTACGTCTGCTGTGTTCAACGTGGACGCGGGCTCGTCCACCGATCAGTCGATTGAGCTAAACGGAACCGATGAGTATCTGGCGCAAGACGACGACCAGACCATCGGGGTGACCGACACGTTCTCCGTGAGCGTGTGGGTACGCGGGGACTCGGCTGGTGACACCGGGGTTAAAGATATTTTGCACCTGGACCCGGCCGCCTCGAACAACAGTCGCGTCTCTCTAACATTGGAGTCGGACGTGGCGGCGGCCAAGTTCATTGTCGCCCTGTACGACTCTTCAGGCACCAAATTCAAAGAGTACAAGTTCGGCTCATACGCCCAGAACACCTGGACGCTGCTGACGGTGACCTGGGACGGGACAGACTTAACGGTCTACCAGGACGCCGTTGACGAGACGTCGGGAGCAACCAAGAGCCCGGACACGACTGGAACCATGATCGACGACGCCCGGCGAGTGATCCTAGGGGCAGACACGACCCCCGCCGCTTCCTGGTCGGGCCACATCTACTCGCCCGCCGTCTGGACATCAGTGCTTGGCTCGGACGAGGTTATCGCCATCGAGGCTGGGGCTGCCGGGTACAACCTCCGTGCGAACGCTGGCAACTACGTCTCTGCGGAGTTTATAAATCACCTGTGGGACTTCCGAACCTCGGCGAGCATCGGGTACGACTACCGAAACTCCGATAGCGGAACCCAGCGAGACGTCATGGACGACGCGGCAGGCGTCAACGTAGCCAACCTTGACTCAGGAGAGACCCCGTAATGGCAGACAAGCTAGATCAGATAATCGACGAAGCGAGAATTCATCGCAAAGAAATCCGAGAGGAATTGAAGGAGCACGGGGAAACCCTCGCCCGCCTTGACGAGCGGACAGAGCAACAGGACAAGCGCCTGGACCGCGTGCAGGCAACATCGACCGCATACGGCAGTGCAGCCGGCGGAGTCTTGGCTGTCATCGTATCTATCTTCTGGAAGATTGTCGGAGGCCACGGTGCCTAAGTATTCCGCCCGCAGCAGAGGCAATCTTGAGACATGCGACTACCGATTGCAGAGGGTGTTCAACAAGGCTATTGAGCACACGGACTGCATGATCACCTTCGGGCACCGAGGGGAGGAGGCCCAGAACGAGGCCTTCGCCGACGGGGCGTCGACCAAGCAGTGGCCGGACAGCGAGCACAACGAGTTCCCGTCCAAAGCCGTGGACGCTCCCGTGTACCCGATCGACTGGGAGGACCGTGAGAGATTCACCCTCTTCGCCGGGCTCGTGATCGGTATAGGCTTCGTCATGGGGTACAACATTAGATGGGGCGGAGATTGGAATGAGGACAACCAAGTAAAAGACAATAAATTCGACGACCTCGTTCATTTCGAGATCGTCGACTAGGAGACCCCTGTGAAACGATTGATTCTGACTCTAGCACTTTGCGCCACGGTGATACTTGGCTGTGTAACCATGGATTTCTCTGAAGACGGAAAGACCCTCACAGAGCTTAACGTGTTTGGTCAAGCGACCGTCGAGTACAACCCGAACACAGGCATAATCAAGGTGGAGGGTGGCCACGTGTCTGGCTTCGCTATCGCACCCCTGATCAAAGCAATCGAGACTGCCGGAGCGTTCTTCGGTGCCAACCCGCCCTCCCCGCCGGCTAGCATCACGATCAATCTGCCGGGCGGATCCATCGAAGAACAGGCCCTGAAGGACGTTGAGGCCCAGCTGAGGCAACCGCTGCAACCGGGCTCGGCTCTTTAGCCACCCGGGGCGGGTCGGCCTTGCGGGGGTTGGGTCGATCCGCTGCTTCGCTTCAGTTCAACTTTGAGACGGGGGGTTTCTTGGGAATCGTGGGCACTAGATATTTTAGGGCCGATCGGTTCCAGATCACATGGACGCCGATTATGGCCAGCCCTTTTTGGATGCCCTTAATTTCGACGGAGACTCCCAAGAACCAAGACAGTACTGGGGTCAGAAACACGGAGTCTACGAACACCTCTCGGACAGACAGCGCTTCGCGTCCGTACGACGCCACGTCGTATATCGTGATCAGTGAGAAGACCGCCCCCCACGCTGCCAGCCAGAACAAAGCTTTACCGATAACGTGGGCTTTGGCGACATCTTTCGGTTGTTCTTCTGTAGGCTGTTCTTCTGTCATTTCTTCGTCAACTCCTTGATGAAGGCTCGCACTTCGGCTTCCTTGCCGCGAGGGAATCCCCCCGCAGTCCAGTTGCGTCCTGGCCGCACGTAGGGGAGCCCTGGGTTGTGGATCCACTCAGTCTTCCCCTTGCCAAACCACCTACTGGGCTTACGGATGCCCATCATCCCTTTCGTCCAAAGCAACCTCGATTGCCCGAGGTCAGCCATGTGCTCGTCGAGGGCGAGGTGGCTCTTCTTGCTTCGAGGGCAGATGTCGTCATGCACGCCGCCCGGCGCTCGATGGCAGATAGGACAAGGCTCCCTGGACTGGCCGCCCGAGTCCCTCACCCACCATCGCGCTCTGCCCCTCCCCTTTCTGCTGAATTCCATCATAGCAACAACCATGCTACAGCAGGTCCCACCAGTATCAGCGTCCAAACGTAATGCCACACAGTCGGCCTCCACTTCTCTACGATCTCTATGGTAAAACGTCTTGATTCGTGTTGTCCAAAACGAA